GTAGATATAAGAGAAACTACACCCGTATTGTGGTGTTACTAATAGGATAAATTATGGCACTCCCATTTCTAATACCAATGCTAATAGGTGCTGGCGTTGGCGCAATCACTAATCCAGATGATCGCCTTAGAGGCGCATTACTTGGTGGTACATTAGGCGCACTTACTGGCGGGTTAGGTGGTGGCGCAGGAGCCGCTGCTCAAACAGGTAGTCAAGCCGCAGTTCAAGCAGGTGGTCAAGTCGCAACAACGGAAGCAGCCAAAACCATAGCTCTTCAAGAAGCTACTAAACAAGCTGGATTAGAGTCAGCTAAACAGGTAGCAGCTAAAGAGGTTGCAACAGAAGCAGCCAAGCAAGCAGCAACAGAGACAGCCAAGCAAGCAGCAACAGAAACGGCAAATCAGGTTGCTGGTGATCAATTGCTTCAAAACGCTGCAACTAGGGATGCTGCAAACTTTATGGGCCAGTCTAGCGGTCAGGTGTCTGCAAATCCACAAGCGGTTATGGATTTAACAGCTCAAGGACAAATGACCCCTACTACTGAAGGCGTTCTAGGTGGAACATCTAACCCAGTAACTACGACAAGACCTGAAATCTATAACATAATGGATAACGCCACAGAGGTTAAGCCAGGATTGTTTGATAGCTTTAGAGGCAATGACCTTGGTGTATCACAAAACCCTGGAGTTACTTATAATAGTCAGGTTCCACAAAGCCAAATGGGTCAAAGTGCTCAATCTGGCGGACTTGATTTTGGCCAAGCTGGTGAAAGATTTGGCACAGCGGTAAAAGAAAACCCTATGGAGACAGCGCAGTTTACTTCTCAAATGTTAGGCGGAAATCAACAGCAGCAACAAGCAGCACCAGTATATGCAGCTCCTGTAGAACAAAACTTTAATGCCTCTCCCCCACCATCAATAGAAGAAAGGTTAGCAATGACTGGCGGTAACGCGCCTTCTTTTGTCCCTAAAGGTTTGTTTGACGAAGAAAGAGCTGTACTGGATGACGAAGATAAATTACGTCAATTACAAATGCTAGCATCACAAGGTGGATTTTAAGTTATGGCTATACAGCAAGATGATTATCAAAAAAGACTTAATGAAGCTGTCAGAGCGGAACGACTTGCATTTGAAGAATCTCAAAATCCTGTTGTACCTGTTGCATCTCTTCCGCCTAGAAATGTCAGAGAGGAACGACTTGCCTCTGAAGGTGTTACTCAGCCTCAGCCAAACCAGATGCCAACAGCACAAAGCCTTCAAGCTGATGTCAACAACATTAAAAGCTTAGCTGCTCAACAAGATGCAGCACTTCAAGCGCAACAATTGGCAGCACTACAAGCTCCGAATCAAAGGTTCCTAAATAAAGGTCAAACCTTTATGGATGCCTTTAAAAATCCAGGCGCAGGTCAGAGACAGTTTGCTATTAAGGCAGGGCTTTCTTTACTGTCTAGCGGTGGAACTAGAGATCTATCGCAGCGCATTGGTCATGCTTTAGGTGCTGGCGTACAAGGTATGCAGGCAGAAAGAGAGAAGGCTTTAAGTAAAGAGCAGCAGCTATCCAAATTAAAATTAGCTAGTCTTAAATCTAAAAGAGACGCTGCAATACAGAACTTTGGATTTAATCGACAGTTAACTGGTGAGGCAAGAGCTGAAAGCGGTGAGGTAAGAGCTGAAGAAGGTAGTGTAATAGCTGGACAGGCCAATGAAAGAGCCAAGCGTAAACTTGCAATCCAAGAGCGGGGTCTTACTTTTGAAGATCAAGATAGAGCGTTAAAGCAAGATAAAGAAAACCAATTAAAAAGCAGGAACAATCTATCAATTGAGCAATATAATAAAAACTCTAGGATACTTACTGCTCGTGATGCGGTAATATCTGCTCAACGAAATGGCATTACAAATGAAATGATTAATGCTATGAGGCAAGCTAGAACTTTAGCAGCAGAACAGGGTGTACCAGAAGGAGAAGTACCTTCTTATCTAAAATCTATGATGGAGCGGCAACTTGGTAAGGCTACAGTACCAAACGAGCTTTATAATGCTCCCTTTATTAAGCAGTTAGAGTTAGCTTCTAACGAGCTATATAGTGCTACTGGAGAGCGTGACTTTAACTCACGATCATTTGCTGATATATATACAGGGCAAAGTCCAGACTACAAAACAGATGCAAGCGGAAATGTAATTGAAGATTCACAAGGTAAACCAATTCCCGCAGTAACTGAGCTTGTAACAAAAGAACAGATTGATGCTGTGGCAGTTGCTTATAGAAAGCAAAACCCAAGCTTGAGTATGTCTGAAGCAAGAAATATAGCAACAGAAATGTTAAGAAACCGAACAAAACCTTAAACAGGATATGTAAATGGCAATCAATTTTGACGCTGAAGCGTTCGCTGCGGCTAACCCAGTAATTGAAGAAGATAAATTTGACGCTGAAGCATTTGTTGCGGCCAACCCATTAGAAGGCCCACCAGATCCACTTATCCCAGTTAAACCAGTAGACCCTGACTTAGGAGGCACATCGCCTCCTTTTTCAGATATGTCTAATACAGGTTTAGTTGACGATCCTGCTTTTGATATATCACAAGAACAGTCGGAAGAAGATGTTTTTAGCAATCTAATTCAAGGAACCGCTTCGGAGCCAGAAGATCCGATAGAAAGAAAAAGAGGCCCGTCAATAAAGTCTACCGGCCCTATTACAGCTAGAGAACGAAAAGATGGTGATGAAGCAAGGTCTTCTTATTTATTAGAGGATCTGTTAAAAGCTGGTTACAAAGAAACAATCGCTAGGAATAAAGTTGTTGAGGCTGTCGAAAGATTAGAAGCATCTGAAGACTTCATGAGCAAGACTCCAAGTCAATTTAATGTTCCTGGAATGCCGCCAGAATTGCAAAGTGATTTGCTTTTTGATGAGGTATATTCTCGACCAGAAGAATTTAAGCAAGAGCAACAAGTAGCTGCAATGAAACTGCTTGGCGAAGCTGACAATCTGTTGGCAGAGTCGGCCCCTGTTAAGCATACTCCGTCAGTTGAAAAAGCTTTAAGAGCTGATTCATTTACTGGTGCTTGGTCATACTTTACAGAAAACCCAATTGATTTTATTTTAGAAGTTAGCGCAAAGTCTGGTGCTGGTATGGCTCAGTCTATTGGCACAGGTATAGCTGGTGCAGCCGCCACAGGTAGCCCGCTTGGATTTGCTGCTGGACTTGGTATTGGTAGCGGTAAGGTTGAGTTTGCAGCATCAGTTCTCGAAGGGCTAGAGGCTTCAGGTGTAGACATAAACGATAGAACATCTATCTTAGAGTTTGTGTCTGATGAGGAGTCAATGGAAGCCTTATACGACCATGCTTACATGAGAGCTGGAATAATCGGGACGGTAGACGCTGTAACAGGCGGCATAGCGAGTAAAACTCTTACACCTGTAACATCTCTTTTATCAAAGGTAGGCGTTCAGTCTCCAAAAGCAGCAAAGATTGCTGATAATTTAGTTGCTCAAGCAGGGGTTCAGATTCTTGGCGGGTCAGGTGGTGAAGCCGCTGCACAGTTAGCTACAACAGGCGAGCTAAAAGAGGGTGAAGTATTTGCTGAGGGTGTTGCTGGGTTAGTTACCGCACCTATCGACGTTACCGTTGCTACTATAGCCGCTGGTAACAGTCCTACAAATCAAGAGATGAAAGTAGACCTATCAGTATTTGATGATCCTGAAGGACTGCTTAACGTAGGTGCAACGCCAGAAGAAGGTCTTATTGATACTGGCATTATACTTCTTGATGGCAATACAGTTATTGATGTTATCCCCGATGAAGATGTGACAGTTCTTGCTACCGTAGAAGATAGACCTGCTGACAAGAAAGTACCTATGTTTGATGAGGACGGAACCTTTATCGACTATGGTAAAGAAGACTATCTGTCTACACGATTTGATACAGAGACTACTGTTGCGGAAACGCCTGTAACGGATCAGCCTACACAGTCTCCTGAAGAAAATCTAGTAGACTGGCTTGATGACGCAGAAGTTAAAATAAAGACAATAATAAAAGGGCTAAAACAAGATAAACTTACAGCTTCAGGTGCGCCAAGAAAAGGTTCATTTGGTGATGTTTCTGATCCTAGTTTTTATGTTGAGTATTATGAAGGCATGCTTTCCGAAATATATGAAAGCTACAATTTATTAGCAGATGGCAAAAAGGTAGGCGAGCTTACCACTCGTATAAACGGCGATATTGGCGGCTATTTAAGGCCAGACGATCTTGACACTAACGTACCGTTTATACCTCTTGATATAAGAACTAGAAGCTTAAGAGATAGAAAAGGACAGAAGAGTGATTATGATGATAGGTATGGAGAGTTTCCATTCGATCAGACAAGAGAGGTTGGACTGGCAGATAATGGAATAGATCAGACTGTTGCGGAGGTTCCTACAACTCCTAAGTTTGAAACAGAGCCATCTGAAGGTCAGATTAAGTACAAAGATAAAGTGTATGAGGACACCAGAGGAAAAGGTGTTCAGTATCATGGAGCAAGAAATGAAATAAAAACATTAGACGAGGCTGGATACGCTTCTTTAAATATATACGGCCAAGGTTTTTATACTACAGACGCAAGAGCTGATGTAGCAAAAGGCTATCAAAGAAAATCTGACACTGGCGTAACGTATCAGGTTGAAGAGATCAAAGATGTAAACCTTTTTGATGCAGATCAACAAATAACAACCGAAAGCGCTGAGGAGGTTCTTGGGTCGCTGGAAGATAGAGCTGTTGATATGGGCCTTGATATGCCATTTATCCATGAAGGCACTGAAATGCTTTATGAGTCCTTAGATGAGGTCATTAGCAGTGGAGGCACTTGGTTAGATTTATTTGATGATATTAGGCAGACAGTGGATGAGAGTGCAGACTTTATCCAGGAAATGTTTGATGATATAAACGAATCTATAGAACAGGCAGGATTTGATGGGCTAAGTTATGTTGGTGGTAGCAAGACAGGAACAAAAGCTCATAACGTAAAGCAATACTTTAACCCTCAAGAATCAATAAAAATTACAAAGGTTGACGAAGCAAAGCCTGTTGTTATTAGTGAGATGAAGTCTCGCACTGAAGAAGCTATAAAGAAAAACCCTTTATACAATAAGGTTAAAGACGCTGGAATAGACCCTACTCCAGAAGTTATAGCTAAAGCTACTACTGTTGAGCAAAAGGTTAACGAAAGTAACAAAGGTCAAGGTATTGAAGACTGGAATCCTGGGTGGAACTACGTCCCTATGTGGGATGACAACCCCAAAAATAAAGACCAAATTGAGTACGACTTAAGGCCAACTTCTGAGTTCAGAGGCAAGGATCCTATTCGACGAGAAAAAATACTTAGACCTTTATTAAAGCAGTTAGACATCCCTTTATTCCAAGGAAACATAGCAGGCACTAGAGGGCCAGGAAAGGGTAATGTTCTTGGTTACTATCGTACTGGTAAAAACTTAATAAGAATTAAAAACAATTCTGATCTTGAGGTTACAGCTCACGAGATAGCACACCTTATTGACTACAAGTTCCCAGAGATTAAAAAGTTTTATACAGCAAACAGATTCCCTGAAGAAATGAAAAACCTTCAGTACGGTCGAACCGAAAGAGCACTTGCTGATAAAGATCCTTTCTTTGTTGGGCCTCAACCTTTAGTTGGGCCAGCATTAGAATCCATTAGTGTGTCGTATGAAAAGTCAATTCCAGAGGAAGGCTTTGCAGAGTTCCATAGACTCTACATGACGCAGCCAGAAGAAGCTAAACGAAGAACCCCTAACATTTATAACTGGTATGACAATTGGCTAGACACGCAAGAGATTGGCCCTGCGATTAAGAAGGCTGGGCTAGAGATGCAAGCTTGGTACAAGCAAGATCCAAGGCTCCGCATGATGTCGAAAGTCGGCACTGTTAAAAGTATAAATGACTCTATGAACTTGCGGGACTGGGGCCAGTCTGTTCGTATGGGTATGGTTGATGATCTGCAAGGTATAAAGAGAACTGAAGTAAATGCCGATGGATCAATAAGCTACACTGGGCCATACGCTACAGGTCGCTTAACAAAAGGAACCGACTCTGTTGTATTGGCAGCTATTCGATTTGGCGTTCCAGTTTGGGACAACACTGAGGGTGTAGCTAAGATCTCTAAAGGATCTGAAGGCTTGCAAAATATATTTGATTTTGCTTCAGTCAGTCCAAAACTAAAGGGAAGCCAGCTTAAAGCATTCATGGATTATATGTATGCCGTAAGCTCTCGTGAACTTCATCAGCAAGGTCGTCAGTTTAGGTTTACAGATTCAGAGATGGATTCTGTTATCAAAGATGCTGAAAAAAATAATCCACAATTTGAAGAAGCTTTTAGAAGATACCTTAAATGGAACCAAGGCATTGTTAACTTTGCTGTAGATGGTGGGCTACTAAGCCAGAAAGAAGTTGATGGATGGCAGCGGATGATGTATGTGCCTATGTTTAACGTAGAGACATCAGGTAGAAAGACTCCAGGTAGAAAAAGATTAGATGACGCTGGCGCTGGAATAAGCAGACTCTTTGGGTCAACAGCTAACCTTAATCCTACGTCAGAGAATATCTTAAAGAATGCAAGGATGTTAATCAGTGCAACTCTAGTTAACGCAGCAAAACGAGACTTTGTTGACTTTGCGTTAGAAAGTGATCGCATGGGTAATACTTTAGAGAAGCTGCTTAAAAAACCAAAGACTGTATCAGTAACAAAAGAGCAGGTATCAAAAGTTATTGACGACATTATTGAGGAGGCTGGCATTGTAGAAGAAGAGCAAGTAGACGCAATGAAGGATGTGCTTGAAGACTACCCTGACTTTATGAACTTCCTAGCGTTTGGCAACCAACAGCGTGGCCCTAATGTTCTTCAGATTATGCGTAACGGTAAGCCTGTGGAGTACGAGGTTATAGATCCTATGGCTTACAGATCGCTACAGCTTTATAACAAGCCGCAGCAAAACGTACTTATAAATATGCTTGCTCAACCGTCCAATGTATTAAAAAGGATTGTTGTAACGGGCGGGGACTTTCTTGCAACATCTGTCTGGAGAGATGCAATAGGCAGATTCTTCTTCACTGAGTCTGGGCAAAGCTTTGTAGAACAGGCTAGGGGCACTTTTTCTGCGTTAATGAAAGATGAAAAGTATCAAGAGTTTCTTTTAAATGGCGGAGGTTACTCTGGGTATATAAACTCAGAGCCGCAATTAAGAAAAATGATGAGGAAGCTTAACCCTGCGACAACACCAATGGGTAAGATAGCCAGAGTAATACTTAGCCCTTACGATGTTTTTCTTGCAGTAGAAGAACTCTCTAACGCAATGGAGCAAGGCCAGAAAGTAGCTGAGTTTAAAAAGCTACAAGAGCAAGGCATGCCAACAAGAGCTGCCACTCTACGAGGTAGAGAAATGGGCGGTGACTTTGCTATGGCTGGATCTAATGAGATCTTTAGAGCATATGCAACGACAATCCCTTTTTTACAGCCCGCATTAACAGGCATGGATAGAGCACGTGCAGGTGTTACCGAGCAGGGAAATAAAGGAACAGTAATGGCTAAAATGGCCGCTGCTGGAGGTGTTGTTGCTGGCTTAGTCGCAATGCAGTTAATTCACTTTCCTGACGAATACGAGCAGCTAGAGGAGTGGGAGAAGAGAGCTTTTGTTAATTTATTTTACCGTGATCTTAATGGAGAGCTTAAACTTTTTAGACTACCAAAACCATTTGATGTAGGTGTTATTATGTCAACAGCAGAGGAGGCTGCTGAGTTTAGCTACAAAATGGCTACAAAAGAAATGGATGTAACTGAAGCTGGTAAAGAGTTCGGAGTAGGTGTATTAAACTCAATGCTTTCTGTTGTCACGTCTATACCTGGAGCTCCAGTAAAGAGTGAGAATGACGACTGGTATGAACCTTTCTTAAAACCTCTAACATCAATGCAAGCAGTAAAGCCTTTTTATGAAATAGCTACTAATAAAGATCAGTTTACTGGTGCTCCAATAGAAACATTTGGCGAGCAAAGACTTACTCCAGCACTAAGGACTAGCAGATCGCCTGCATTAAATGCTTTAACTGACCTGACTGAAGGATCTGGTTCAGAGGTTTCAGCTCCAGTTGTAGAGCATTTTATAAACAGTATGCTTGCTGGGCTTGGTGAAACAACTCTCATGCTTATAGATGGCGCTTATGAAAAAACTACAGGCATAGAAGCTCCGTCTAAAAAGTTAAAAGATGTGCCAGGATTTGTCTTTATTGGTGACGCAAACAAGCCAAACAATAGGTACACGAAAGAGTATTATGCGTACATGAATGATATTCTTGACGCAAGAAACAACTTTAAATCAAGAATTGATGACTCTTTAACATCCAGGGTTTGGGATAAGTCAGAAAAAACCGCAGCAATATTTGCTGAGCGAGGCGGATATGATGGAGTTAAATTATTTACAGCCAGCAATAAAATAATTAGCGCATTCAGAAAGGCTTTAAATGAAATATACAACTCTCCAGATTTTAGCGGTGACGAAAAAACAAAAATGATAGATGAGGTCTATGGTGAAATAAACGCAGTAATGGCAGAATCTGTATACCTATATGAAGATCTGCTCCAGAAGCAGTCAGTACAATCCGAAAGAGAGCCTTAACTCCTACGGCCTCTGGGAAGAATCTTATTTTCATTCTTCTTGGAGGCTTTTTTTTCTGAGCCTTCCTTCGTGTTACTCCAGTCTATCCCATCAAACTTCTTACTGAACTCTTCTCTGCCTATCTCAATAGGTCTTGGCTTCGATCCCTTACCCATTATCACTAGCCTCCATAATCTCAATCATTTTATTCAAATACCAAGCTGCTTTCTTAGCGTCTTCTATCGTATTTCCTTTGTGCCTTAGCCTTGTTCCGGTGTATTTAATTACATTGCCGTGACAGTAGCTTAGAGCGTCAACATCACCAAGAACATCAACTATGTAGTCGATAGTCTCTATGTTGCCTTTGGTGTAGTGTGCGGGGTGATTCACGTTATCAGTCATTATATCTCTCGCTAATTAGTTAGTAGCTGGCTTTGGGGATAAGGTAGGCCAGCGCTACCCAAGGAGGTTTAACTCCCCAATGTCGTAAGTAAATCGTAATAATCTAAACTGTTTTTGTCTTCATCAAACTCAATACTAAACATCAATCTATCTTCTCCAAAGTTAATTACAGAATGATGCTGTTGCGTGTTAAGCAGGTAGTATGTTGATGGTTTGTACTCTAGCTCAATAAAACTGTTCACCATTGCAAGCGGCTCATTAGAGAATAAGCAGTGACTATTATCACCTCTTATCATCATATTTAAACTAGCGCCTCGGTTATCATCAATATGCCAGTTATAAATGTTTTTGCTTCTTATTAAAAGTATTGCTGCATTAAAGGTGTGCTTTTCGTAAAGTGATTTTAAAAAACTATCTTTTAAAAAAACATCTTTAGGTACAAGCTTTACCCCAAAATTAAAGTATTCAACAAATAGCTCGCTGTTATCTGCAATCAAAAGCAAGTCATCCATAATGCTAGACTTGCAATCGATTTCCTTATAACAATCCACAGAGTTAACCACTATAGATCCGTTAGAAGACTATCAAGCTCGTCCTCAAGCTCTTCAATGTCAATCCCGCACTCACATAAAAACTTACCTATAGTAATAGCTGTTGCACTCTCGGTTATAGTAAACGTGTAAGGTTGTTCGTACCCATCAATACTTAAAATTAAAGTCTTATCTTCCGGTAAATACTCTGCCATCAAAGCCTTTTGTGAAGTTGGATCATCTGCGGTAATGCTAATAACTGAAATCATTGCCCTATTCTCTCTA